GCAGCATGGCGGCGAAGAAATCGAGACACTCAACGGCAATCGCTTCATAATCAGGGCAGGCGGTTCGGCTGCTCGTGGTGTTTCTCGCCCGTCAACCATTCACCTGGACGAATTGCGCGAAATGAGCGACATTGAAAGTTTTGCTTCGTTGCGTTATACGCTCATGGCTGCACCTAACCCTTTAGTAATGAGTTATACCAACGCGGGAGACTCCAGCAGTGTCGTGCTGAATTCCTTTCGTGAACGTGCCCTGGCTAAGATCGGCGGGGCTGAAGATGAAATCGGCTATTTTGAATGGTCAGCGCCAACCGACGAAATCAGCGTTGAGAATGCACGGCACGCAAATCCTGCAATGGGTATCACTATCCATGAGGACAACGTACGAAGCGTTTTGAACGACCCGCCTGACGTTGTAATGACTGAAGTGTTGTGCCGTTGGGTTGTGGCGATCAATAGCGCAGTGGACGCGGCTTCATGGGGTAATTGCCTGGACAAATCAGCTGACCTAGACATTGACAAACTGACCTGGTTGGCAATCGATCTTTCGCCCGATAGAAGACACGCTTCATTGGTTGGGGCGCAGAAAATCGGCGGGGAACAATTTGTCGTGAAGTTGCTGCACACCTGGCAAAACGATCTTCAATTGGACGATAAGGCAATTGCCAACGACCTGGCAGATTACGCCCGAAAGTATCCGACCGAATACGTCCTTTACAGTCGAAAAACCAGCGCAGCCGTAGCCGCACGCCTTGCACCTGCTGGAATTCCGATTTTCGACATGGACGGGGTCTATCCACAGGCGTGTGACGAAATGCTGAGTGCTATCAATAGCGGTCGGTTAAAACACAGGGGGCAGTCACAGTTGTCCGAAGAAGTTTTGGCGGCCGTTCAATTGCGTCGTGGTGACGGTGGCTGGGTTATCGGGCGCAGGGCGTCACAGTCGGTTGTTTGCGGTGCGGTGGCAGTTGCCCTTGCAACACACTTCGCGACACGCCCAGAGAATGATCTTGACATCATGGTTGGTTGATCGTATAAGCCTGACACAATTTGGGCATGGGTTATTTTGATTTATTCACGCCAAAGGTTAAGGCTGCCGTTCCAGTCGAAGCCACCAACGTGGACGCAGCTGCTATTGCGCCGTATTACAGTGAAGTAGGAAATCTATTCCTATTCGGCGGCGTGATAACGGCTTCGCGTGCCGAAGCAATGAGTGTGCCTACATGCGCCCGCGCGTTGGGAATCATTCAAACAATTGCGTCACTGCCAATGCACACACGCAACGAAGCAACAGGCGAAAAGGTTTCACAACCACGCGTGATCAATCAACCTGACCCACGAATCCCAGGTGCAACATTTTGGTCATGGATTATTTCAGACTTGTTTTTCTTTCCTTCAGCGTATGCGTACGTTATGGACAGATACGCGGACACGGGCAAAATCCGTGCAATGGAAAGAGTTGCACCTGAGCGTGTAACCATTCAGACCAATGGCATGGGTTATGAAATTGTTTCTTATCAAATTGACGGTTCATACGTTGACCCAGCCAACCTAGTTGTTTTCCAGGGCACGCAAGAAGGTTTGCTAAGTCGTGCAGGTCGCACAATCAAGGCTGCTGCTGCACTTGAACGCGCTGCAATGAATTTCGCCGTTGAACCAATCCCACAAATGGTTTTGAAATCCAATGGCACATCACTGCCAGCCGATCGTGTTTCAAAGTTGCTGAGCGCATGGCGCACCGCGCGTGCAAACAAATCAACGGCGTTTTTGAACGCTGACGTAACACTTGAAACATTGGGCTATGACCCAAAGAATTTGCAGCTGAACGAAGCCCGCAATTACGTTGCCCTTGAATTATCGCGTGCATGCGGTCTGCCTGCATACTTCACAGATTCACAACAATCTTCATTTACTTATTCAAACGCACTTGATAAGCGTCGCGACCTGGTTGATTTTGCATTCCGCAATTTCATGTCAATCATTGAACAACGTTTGTCATTTGCTGATTTCACACCAGCAGGCAACAAAGTTTCATTTGACCTTGACGATTTCTTGCGTGGCAACCCTTACGAGCGCGCGCAGGTTTATGAAATCTTGAATCGTATCGGCGCAATGTCGATCGACGAAATACGCGAGGAAGAAGACATGCTGCTATGAAAAAAGTAATCACACCAATGCAAATCACGGCGGCAGATTCAAACAGTCGCACCATTTCCGGGCGCATTGTGACGTTCGAGGAAACTGGCAACGCTTCAATTGGCAAGGTTCAATTTGCTGCGGGTTCAATCGAACCAACTGCCGTTTTGTTAAACCTTGAACATGACCGTACACGCCGAATCGGCAAAACACTTTCAATTGAATCAAGCGAAAAGGGAATTGACGCGACTTTCAAAATCGCTGAGACAACCGCAGGCAATGACGCATTGGTTGAAGCGCAAGAAGGTTTGCGCGACGGTTTCAGCGTTGAAGTTTCATTTGACGAATACGAAACACTAAAAGACGGAACAGTGCGCATTCTTATGGGTGAATTGACAGGCGTTGCGTTAACTAGCGAACCCGCTATTCGATCAGCACGCGTCGAATCAGTCGCTGCAACTGAAGAAGAAATTTCAGATTCGACAATCGAACCTGAAGCACCACAACCAACAGAAGGAGAAGACGAAGTGGAAGACACCGTCAAAGACGCTGCAACCGCCGAAACGGTTGAAGCCGCCCAGTCAATCACCGCAACTGCAAATGCAGTTGGTGGTTGGAAAGCAACACCACGCATTGAAATCACTGCTGCGAAGTACCTGGAAAACAAGGTTCTTGCTGCAACAGGTGACGAGACTGCGCGCCAGTACGTTCTAGCAGCTGACAACACAACAGACAACGCAGGACTTGTTCCTACACGTCAGTTGTCAGAAGTTATCAACGGACTATCAACAACAATCCGCCCAAGCATTGACGCGATCTCTCGCGGCACATTGCCTGACGCTGGTATGACTTTTGAAATTCCAAAGATCACTGCTGCACCAACAGTTGCAATCGCTGCTGAAGATGCAATTTTTTCAGACACAGACCAAAACAGTGCGTTTTTGTCAGTGGACGTCAAGAAGTTCGCGGGTCAGCAAAAATTTAGCGTGGAATTATTGACACGCACTAGCCCATTGTTCTACGACGAATTACTACGCAACATGGTTGCTGCAATGGCAAAGGCGCAAGACGCTTACGCAAACGCACAGTTGGTTGCAGGCGCAACTGCTGACGCAACAGGAATCACAACATACCCAACAGCTGCTGAGTTGCTTGGTGTAATCGCACGCGGTTCAGCAAGCGTTTATGCTGCAACTGCTGGTCTTGCAAATCCATTTGCACGCAACATTTTGGTGAACACTTCACAGTGGTCAAACCTAATGTCACTCAACGATTCAGGTCGTCCGATTTACAACGAAGTAACAAACCCAATGAATCAGCCAGGACTTGCAACACCTGGTTCACTTCGTGGACGCGTTGCAGGTCTTGATCTATACGTCACTGCAAACACTGCTGCGACAACAGACATTGACGATTCAATCATGATCATCAACCCTGACGCATACACATGGTACGAGGGAACTTCATACCAGTTGCGTGCAGAATCAACTGCTGACGGTTCAATCACCGTTGGTGTTTATTCATTCGGTGCAGTTGCGACAAAGATCGCCGCAGGCGCATTTGGTGTGAATAAGGCGTAATCGCCACAAACTAATCATGCGGCGGGTTCTCCCGATCTCGCCGCAGCCGATCGAAAGGAAACGGACATGCCAGCCATTGTCACTGCGAGTCAATTGCGTACGGTGCTTGGCGTGTCCGTTTCACTTTATTCAGACGCTTACCTGGACGAAATCATAAACACCGCTGAAGCCGTCATTTTGCCCATGTTGGTGGCAAACACTTCAGCAATTCAGTCATACAAACTTGAATCAAACGTTGCGTATTTCTACACCGAACGCAATCACCATTTTGTTGCAGGTCAATCAGTCATTGTGACTGGGTTGCCAGCACCGTTCACCGCAACACACACAGTTGTTACCGCGACGCCTTATTCATTCACCGCTGCATTGACTTCATCAAATGTCACATTGCGCGAGATCATTCCAATGGGCACGGCAACACTTCAGGGCTATTCAGCAGCTGATCTATACGCGACCAGCGCACCAATCGAATCTGCAATTTTGGCAGTGAGCGTGGAAGTTTTCCAGTCACGCGTTGCAGCAGGCGGTCAGATCGAAGGCGTCGATTTTGCCAGCACGCCTTATCGCATGGGTCGCAGTTTGACCAACCGCGTGTCAACATTGCTTCAGCCATTCCTGGACGTCGAAACGGTCGTTCAATAAATGCCAGCCAACGCAGTTTCGGAAACCCGCGCAGCCTTAGCAAACGCCTTTTCATCACTTTCGGCGACTTGCTACGCGTCCGTTCCTGAATCACCAATCCCACCAGCAATTGTCATTGTGCCTGATTCGCCGTACATGGAAGTTGTGCTAATTGGTAAAGGTTCGACAAAGGTCAAGATCAATTTTGCAATCACTGCCATTGTTGCTTCAAATAGCAACGCAGGGTCACTGGACAACCTGGAAAAACTCATCATAGGAATTCTTGCGGCAATGCCCGCAGGATACGTCGTGGGCGTTGTTGAAAAGCCAACGGTGTTGGAAGTAGGACAAAGCCCAATGCTGGTTGCTGACATCAATGTTTCGACTTACTACACTCAAACAAACTAGGGGACAAAATGCCAACGACAATCATTACGGGTCGCGATTTAGTCGTGACCATTGCCACAGTTAACTACGACGCGCAGGCGACCAGCGCAGTGCTTGCAAATAGCCCAACCGTTGAGACTTATCAAACACTTGACGGCAAGGCTTACAAGCACATTGACGACCAGTGGACATTCGACATTTCAATGCTTGCTGACTGGGGCGCGACTGGTTCATTGTGCGAAGCACTATGGTCAGCATGCGAGTCAGCACCAAACACAACATTGGCAGTTTCATTGACTGCCGTGACTGGTGCGGTTTTCGCATTCAACGTCATGCCAGTATTTCCAGCAGTCGGCGGGGCAGCACCTGACGCGCAGACCGTTGACCTATCATTCATTGTGGTGGGAACACCTACTGAAACCTTCAGTTAAAATCTAACAATCGGGAGACAAAATGAAGTTACCAATAACAATTGAATACAATAACGGCGACCAAATCACCTACACGGCAGCACCGCCTGAATGGGTGAAGTGGGAAAAGCAAACGGGTCACACCATTGCCCAGGCGCAGGAAAAAATCGGAATTTCCGATCTTGTTTTCCTTGCCTATCACGCCATGAAGCGAGAAGCAGCTGGCAAGCCAGTCAAGCCAATCGAAGCGTGGACGGAAACTATTTCCGAAGTGATCGTCGGTGAAGCAAACCCAAAAGCCACCCAGTCGGAAGCCTAAGGCGAATCGTTTGGGAAGTAGCCCTGGCAACGGGGCTACCGCCCAGCGAATTTGAAAGTGCGGAAGACATTTTGACGGTCATTGAGATTTTGGAAAGGCGGGCAAATGGCAACTGACGCGATCAGTTACGACAAAGCGGAATTGCGTGCCATTGTCCGTTCCTTCAAAGCAATGGACGAACAGGCAACTGCCCAGGCGAAAGAAGCCACCAGTGAATTGGCAACCTGGGTTCAGGGCAAGATCAAAGCCGCAGCGGCAACCCGTACGCGCAACCTTGTTGACAACCGTGTTGCTGACGGTTCAAAGGTTTCAAAGTCGTCAAAAATTGGTGAAATTTCATTTGGTTATGCTGGACAAAAACTAAGTGGCGGGGCGACAACTCAACAGGTTTGGGGCGGCGTCGAATTTGGTTCAAACAAATACAAGCAATTTCCAGTGTGGTCAGGTCGCGAGGGTCGCGGTTCACGCGGTTGGTTTATCTATCCAACACTTCGAAGCGTTCAGCCCGACATTGTTAAAAAGTGGGAAGAATCATTTTCAAAGATCGTTAAGGAGTACAACTAATGGCGGGCAGTCGTACCCTCAAACTTTCCATACTTGGTGACGTTGACAATCTCAACAAATCGCTGAAGACCGCTGGCAAGGACGTCGAAACCTTCGGCGACAAAATGGGCAAGGTTGGCAAAATGGTTGGCGCGGCGTTTGTTGCCGCAGCCGCAGCCGCTGGTGCTTACGCAATCAAAATTGGCGTCGAAGGCGTCAAAGCCGCCATTGAAGATGAAAAGGCGCAGACCCAGTTGGCATTGGCGTTGGAAAACGCTACGGGGGCGACAACCGCCCAAATCAAGGCAACTGAACAATCAATCCTTCAAATGTCATTGGCAACGGGTGTTGCTGACGACGAACTTCGACCAGCACTTGGTCGCCTGGTTAGATCGACGGGCGACATAACAAAGGCGCAGGATTTGTTGGCAATTGCCCTTGACGTATCCACGGCGACGGGTAAGCCGTTGGAATCGGTGGCAGCCGCGTTGAGTAAGGGTTTTGACGGGAACACTGCAGCATTGGGCAAACTGGGCATTGGACTTTCAGCTGCTGAATTGAAGACAATGAACTTCACCCAGGTTCAATCCAAACTTTCAGATTTATTTGGCGGGGCAGCAGCGCGCAACGCTGACACATACGCGGGACGAATTGCCCGCATGCAGGTTGCATTCAATGAAGCGAAGGAAACAATCGGTTTTGCGTTGTTGCCTATTCTTGAAAAACTCATGGGGTTCATCAACAACAATGCCCTTCCAATCATCAATGCGTTTTCGGGTGCGTTTAGCCTTAACGGCAACGGGCTTGGTGGCGTCATCACAACAGTCGGCAACATCATTACAAATGTTTTCACGCCAATAATTAACGGACTTTTGAAAGCGTTTGGTTACATCAAAAACGCCATTGGCGACAATTTGGAAGTTTTCAAAGAATTTGGCGGCTATATTCAAACTTATCTTGCGCCAATTGTTGGAAACTATTTGGGCGCTGCGTTGACAATGGCAGGCAAAATTGCAGGCGGTGTCATTGACGTAATTGCTGGAGTTATTAGAGTTTTGAACGGTTTAATTTCCGGGGCAGTTGCTGGGATTAACATGTTGATTTCTGCCTATAACGCAATCCCATTTTTGCCAAATGTGGGAAAAATTGCAGTTCCTTCGGTTAGCATTCCAGCCGTTTCAGTGCCCACCAGCAAGGGCACAACAGTTGCAACCTCATTGCCAGCATTTACACCTTCAACGGGTGGGGCAACGACTACGTCAAGCGGTGGCGGCGTTTCAACTGCGGCAAAAGTGGCTGCTTCGGCTGCTGCCGCTTCAACGGGAATCACAGTTGGTTCAAACTTCAATCCTGGTTCATTCCGCATGGCAGAAAACGCCAGCATGGGCACAACGATCAACCTGACCGTGACTGGCGCGTTCGATAAGGAAGGCACTGCGCGAACAATTGTCGAAACCTTGAACAATTCTTACTATCGCGGAACAGGCGGCGCGACCAACCTGGTGGCGATTTAACATGACGCTATGGTCACCCGTTTGGAATGTGGAAATTGACGGTGTTTCGTACACTGACGCAGTTTTGGCAAACCTAACTATTCGCAGCGGTCGCACGAACATCTATGAACAACCGCAGGCGGGTTATGTCAATCTTCAGCTGCTAGACATCAATCAAACGGCAATTCCAGTTTCGATCAATTCGACGGTTTCAGTTTCAATCGAAGATTCAACAGGCACACCGCAGGTCTTATTTGGTGGCAACGTCGTTGACATTGGGCTGGAAGTGCGGGACGTGGGAACGACCATGTTTACGCAGACTTACTCAATCACGGCATTGGGTGCATTGTCCCGTTTGCCAAAGGTTATCTTTCAAGATTCGTTAGCGCGTGATTTTGACGGTGATCAAATTTATGAAGTGCTTCAAACAGTTTTGCTGAATACTTGGGCGGAAGTGGCAGGGGCATTGACTTGGGCGAGTTACAACCCGACAACAACCTGGGCAGACGCTGAAAATGTTGGCTTAGGCGTCATTGACCGCCCTGGAGATTATGACCTAGCAGCACGCGGCGGCGGTGCTGAACCAATTGACGTTTATTCATTGGTCAGCCGTTTGGCAACTTCAGGGCTAGGTTATTTATGGGAATGCGCCTGCGGGTTGATCAATTATGCCGACAGTACGCACCGCGCCCAGTATCTAAGCACCAACGGCTATGTGGCACTGACCGCCAACCAAGCACGTGCGGCAGGTTTGCGCATTGAAACCCGCGTGGGCGACGTACGCAACGCCATAACCATTCAATACGGGGCAAGCAGCAGCAGCGAAGTCAGTGCAAGCGACCCTGATTCAATTTTGACTTATGGCAATCTTTCCCAAATCATCACGACGACACTTCACGATTCAACGGACGCAACTTCCCAAGCAAATTTCTATTTGGCATTGCGAGCAAATCCGCAACCAATCTTCAGTGAGATCACTTATGACCTGACAAATCCTGAAGTCGACGACGCAGACCGTGACGCCCTGATCAATGTTTTCATGGGGTTGCCCGTGGCGATCAACGACCTACCTGGCAACATGGGTTCGATTTTTCAAGGGTTCGTCGAGGGCTGGTCGTTTCAGGCGTCATACAACCAACTTTCGGTTTCATTAATTGTCTCACCAACTGCCTATTCATTGCAGGCACTTGAATGGCAACAAATCGCAAACACTTTCACGTGGTCAAGCGTGTCGCCGACACTTGACTGGGCACGTGCAACAATTATCACCTAAGAAGGAGACAACCTATGACGAACCCGACCACCCCCTTTTCGTGGCAAATGCC